ATCGTGGATGTCCAGGAGAAGCTCCGAAAGGAGCAGGAGGACCCATGGAAGAAACCAGAACCGTCTGGGCCTGGATCCGATTCCCCGGACTCGGAAGAATCGAAGCCCAGATCCCCCTCCCCGCCGACTGCTTCAGCGCCGACGGAGAGCTGATCAAGGAAGACGCCATCGAGTACGTCGAGCGGTGGATGACCGACGACCTCAAGATGGAGTACGGCAGCTGCGAGACCCGGGAGGACCTTCCGGAGATCCTCCCAGGCGAGCGCTACTTCGGCATCTCGACCTCCACTTAAACCACACACAGGTGTAGAAAGAAGACGTAGATGAAGACTCCATTGTCTAGCGCCTTTTTGGAGTACCACGAGAAGAACCCTTGGGTCTATGAGAAGCTCAAGTCGATGGCTCTAGAAGCCAAGTCCGATGGGTTCAAGAACTACGGAATAGCCTCTCTCATAGAGGTTCTCCGGTGGCACAGCCGCAAGGTCACCGCGGATAACAACAAGCCCTTCAAGATACCCAACGCCCACCGAGCGTTCTATGCGAGGCTCCTGATGGACTGTGAGCCTTGCTTGCGCGGGTTCTTCAAGACCACTGAAAGCGTAGCCGACTAGGGCCTCCACGTCCTAGAGTTCAACCCTACCTTGAAGACCTTCAAGGTACCTTGAACCCTACCTTGAAGACTTTTAAGGTACCTTGAACCCTACATTGAAGGTCTCCAAGGTACCTTCAAGACCTTGAACCCTACCTTGAAGGTCTTCAAGGTACCTTGAACCCTACTTTCAACCCTACCTTGAACCCTACCTTTGGAAACCTTCAAAGGTACCTTGAACCCTACCTTGAACCTTGGTTTTAACCACCGCCAAGGTATGGTCAAGACCCCCTTGGTACCCCCTCTGGAAGTTGAAAATGCCCTAGATTTGAACCCTTCAAAGAGGTCTTGACTATACCTTCCTGGTGGTTGCACCTATGGTTACTATTTTATTAGAAGTTATACGTTTCATAACCCGAAATACTGTCAAAATTGTTCAATGATTTATAGCGAACTAGCCTCTTGACTATACCTTGCCGACGGTTAGTGGCATACCTTCATAGGGTTGGAAGTCAAGGGGAAGCTGACCCCAATTTCGACCCTCAAGAGGGCAGCTCTCCTGAGTAACCGCCCGAAAACAAGGAATCAAGGGCCTTTTTAAGGCCCAAAACGCACGTAACCATCAAGTGCAGGGAGTCAAGCGGCGGGGGTATTCTTGCGCTTTTCTGCTGAGGTACTACTGGTGTTCTTGCTTTTAGGCTGTTTTTACAGTATTTCTATCTTTTCAACCCTGTTTTTGCCTGTTTTTGCGTTTTTTCCGGGGGTATTCCTCAGATCCTTCAGATCCTTTCAGAATTCCTTCGGAATTCTTCAGGATCTTCAGGATCTTCGTCATACTAGTCACCCCTTAGGATCTTTTTCTATGTACAGGAACTACTTGGGATCGGGATCATCCTACAGAGTTTGATCCAATCTCATAAGTCTATTTACCAAGATTTATCCGAATGGTCCGTACGACTTACCTTATACGGCTCGAAGAGCAGTTCAAATTCCGGTTCCAGAGGGGGGAATACGGATTCCGCAGTATTGGCAGGGCTCGGCAGGGGTTCGCAGGATTTAGAAATCCAACAGATCTTGTAGTACATTGCGTGAGGGGTACTACTCTTGAATCGAGGAACTGCATGGTGGAGAGAGAACACACGTACGACACCCCAGTCGAGGGACCGAGCGCTTTCAAGATGGTCTGGAAAGAGCTAGACAAGAAGGCCTCGAAAGAGGTCGTGGAGACAAAAATGGAAGCTCTGGGCGCGGACATCGAACGAGTCGAGATCGAGACCAGGAAGCCTCACGCCTGCGCACAGGACTCGCGCTTCTCGGGCATCGAGGGTCTCGCCAAGGAGGCTCAGCGCGAGGCGCAGGACACCCAGAAGACCGTGGTAGAGGTCCAGAGCAACGTGAAGGAGGTGCAGAAGAGCATCTCCGACATGTACAAGTGGTACGCCCGGGGGCTCGGAGCGCTCATCCTCGTGCTGCTCACCTCGGGGGTCGCCTTCGTCTGGTACCTGTCGGGTCTGTCGTACAACCTCGAAGCCAACAACGTTCGCCTGGAAAAAATAGAATTAAAAACAGACCAGGCAAAACAGCCCCCGCTGCTCGACGCAGCGGCCTTGGAGCCACTGTTACAGCGGGTCGCAGACGTTGCGGCCCGCAAGGCGCAACCTCCGGCTCCCAGCCCCCAGCCGTAGTTTTTGCTCGTTTTTGCCCAACCATCGCGAGTGAATCTCGTAATTTAAGATTGAGGGCTTTTTTCGCCCAAAGGGAGGACCCGTGGAACTGACGTCTCTCCAGCCTCGCTGCAAGATCTGCATCCTGATGCGGCTGGACCCCGATCTGTGGAAGGAGCTGCACCGCAAGGTCATCATCGAGCGCATCAGCCGGGCGCGGGCGCTGACGTGGCTCAACCAGCGGGCGGAGATCCTGAACATCACCCGGGAGGAGAACAACTGGGAGCTGCTGCCCACGTTCTCCACCAACGGCATCGTCAAGCACTTCAAGATGCACATCACGGACTTCACCCAGGTCGAGGCGTACATCGCGGCGCAGAACATGTTCTCCCCCGAGGCCAGGGCGAACCCCGCGAAGATGGCGCTCCAGGCCTCGGCGGCGTCGGAGATGGACGACTACCTCCGGCTGGAGTCCCTGATCTCCGCCTCGGTGGTGCAGCTCGAAAGCTACGAGAAGACCCTGTCTTCGAGAGCTGCGGAGCTTCGGGGCTCCGGCAAGGCACCCCCTATCGTGAACCTGGAGGAGGTGAAGATTTTCCAGAAGCTGATCCGGGAGCAGATGGCGATGAAGAAGGAGCTGGCGGTCCTTCAGGCCAAGCAGGCGGTCGCCGGCACTGCCCTCCGGGACGCTCTGGAGCGGGTCGTTGAAGTTGTTATGAACGCAATTCAGGATTCCATGGTAGAATTGCGGTCGAACCTGCACCAGCAGTACGCGAACCCGGAGTGGGGCGAGAAGCTGGCGAGGATGGTGGCCTACAAGATCGGGGAGCCCTTGAAGGCGTCGATTCCCTCGATTTTGGACGAGGTCTACAAGAAGTACAAAATCAGGTGATGCAGGCATGAACCCAGTCACAAAGACCTTCACCCATGACCACGTCGTCCGTGACCCTGCGGGGAAACCGGTCGGCCGTGCGATCCTCCTCAACGACCGAACCTACGTCGAAGGGGCTCCCGTCCCGGTGGCGGTTCTTCTGGTTCCCGTGACCGCGACGAGGAACATCCGGAGCTTCGTGTTCTACATCGACGGCATCGCGTACCGGATCCCGCAGGACACGCCCCAAGGCCGAATCCTGCTCTCAGAGGGGATGCACAAGGTCAACCACGTTGTGCTCCAGCAGGTGAACCCATGACCGAAGGCACTGGATTTCTCGATTCCCTGTCCAGGAGAATCGACACCGCGCTGGAGTCGAGGACGTCGAGCGGCTTGACCGGTCCCGAGGTCGAGTACCTCCGCCGGCCGGCTCCGAACATCTGCGAGTGGGTGACTGGGCTCGACTACTGGAACGTGCCCACGACGTTCGACCACACCCGCCAGTACCAGATCATGCGCGACCTGTTCGGGGTGCGCTGTCCGATCTGCAACTCGATGAAGCCCGAGGCGGTCGACTGCTGGGGCAAGAGCAGGATGTACCTGGAGTCCGAGGTGCTGCTCTGCTGGGTCGAGAGCGAGACGGACTTCGTGTGCCCGCGGTGCGGCAGCACGCAGCGCGAGCTGCTCCATGACGGCATCCTCCAGGCCTACAACGAGACGATCATCCTGGCCGGCATGCGCTCGGGGAAATCGTACCTGGGCGCTCACATCGGAGGGTACTTCGAGAACTTCATTTCGAGCCGGGCCATGTTCGGCCAGGGCCACCTCCAGAGGATGCTGAGGCAGGAGAAGAGTGAGTGGTTCGAGGTCACCTTCTCCGCGTCGACCGCGACCCAGGCGCAGCAGACCATCTACGCCAAGTACCGCGAGATGCGGAAGAACTCTCCGTGGATTCAGCGCTACTCCTCGTGGGTCCAGGCCTTCGAGTCTCAGCAGCCCTCGGAAGTCGACCGCTGGATGTACAACACCAACGCCGACGCCATCCTGGATGGCTGGGCGCGCGTGCGCTACAACCGCATCGCCAGCGACTCGGCCGGTGTCGCCGGCAAGACGCGCATCATGGCGTCCATCGACGAGTGGGCTCGTCTCGCGGACACCGAGGGCAGCCGCTCCGCGAAGGAGCTGTACCGCGTGCTGAACCAGTCCCTCGCCACGGTCCGCGCCGCGGTGATGCAGAACGAGCTTCCGTCTTTCCTGGGGATGATGCTGAACGTGACCTCGCCGATCTCGCAGGACGACCCGGCGATGGAGCACTACAACAAGGCGGCCGAGGGGATCCTGCCGAGGACGTACTACTGGAAGGGCGCGACCTGGGACTTCAACCCGCAGATGCCGCGGCACGTCTTCGACGACGACTACGTGAAGGACGCCATGGGCGCGGAGCGTGACTTCGGGGCGAACCCGCCGAACGCCGAGAGCCCCTACGTGGACGACCCGAAGCGTTTCTGGAAGAGCATCGACTTCGACCGCGACCCCATCGCCCGCTTCCGGCCCTCGTTCTTCGAGGACACGACGGGCAAGAAGTACATCGGCATGGAGGTCGAGGAGTGCAAGCTGAACCACGTCAATCCCTACTACCTGTTCGGTGACGCCGGGCTCAACTGGGACTCGTTCGGGCTCGTGTGCGCGCACTCCGAGTGGCTCAACGTGGACGACTTCGAGTCCGACGAGACCGGCCCCGACGGAGAGCCTCTCATCCGCGCGAGAGCCCCTGTGGGCCGCGGCAGGATGGAGCCTGTCGACGAGTACGGGGTCGTCTTCTCCGAGGACCTGGGGACGTTCCTCGGCGCGAACATGCCGGTCGGTGCCGACGGCGACATGATCATGGAGGCGCAGAAGAACCGCCGCCGCATGGCGAACTACTTCACCGCCTCGAACAAGGCCGGCGCTCGTCCGTTCGACCACATGAACGAGATGCTGTGCACGGTGATCGACTTCTCCGTGCGTATCGTTCCGACCCGGGAGCGGGACATCTGGTTCAACTCGGTCGTGAACATTATCGCCGAGGTCCAGAAGAAGGTCAGGATCGCCGGGGTGGCGTTCGACCACTGGAACGCGGAGTCCACGATCCAGCAGCTCCGTACGATGGGCATCATCACGACGAAAGTCCAGCTCGGTCCGGTCCACTTCATGAACTTCCTGCGGATGACCTACAACGGCCGGGTGAAGCTCCTCCCGCCGCACGCGGAGGACACCGTGGGCATCACGGACACGGGGGCCCTCGTGATCGCAACCCCGCAGGAGCAGATGCAAGGGCAGTCCGTCGCTCTGGTCGAGCTGCTCAAGCTCACGAGGTCTCCGGACCTGAAGAAGTTCTTCAACCCGAAGAAGGGGACTGTCCGTGGTCGGGACTCGGACGATCTCGCGCGCTGCTACGTCGGGGTCCACCACCTCATCCAGGACTCGATTGTGGACTCTCAGGCGAACATGAAGCGCAAGATGAACATCCGGAAGCGGATCGCCGCCACCGATACGACAGCCATCGGGACGGTCGCTACCGGGAGGGGGAACTGGTAGATGCCGAAGAGGAAGCCGGTCGAGGTCATCAAGGTCGACGCTGCCTCTCGCGAGGTTAAAACCGCGACACCTCCGCCGTGCTACAATTCGCGCTGCTCGTACTGCCGCCCTGAGGTTTGCGGCGAGTGGTTCACCACCTGCAAGGAGCTTCCTGATGGCGATCACCCTCGATGAAGCGATAGAGTCCGCCAAGCTGTCCGCCGGCAAGGAGCGAATCCTTCGGCAGCAGCACTACTCGGACCTCCTCAACCAGCTTCCCGAGGAGGAGCGGTTCACCTTCACGATGGCGCTCGCCGAGCTGGACATCGGCCCCCGGACCGGCAACGTCGCGGCCTCCGCCGCGGTAGCCGAGTTCCTGCGCTCCGGGGCTGTGCGGGACATCCTGCGCCAGAACACGGGGCTGGATGATCGGGCCATCGAGAACCGGCTCGTGAAGGCCGCGATGCACCGGGACGCGCAGTGGTGGCAGAACCTGAAGGACCGGTTCAAGAACTGGTGGAGCCAAGGTCCCGAGGACGAGTACCAAGAGGAGTTCGGTGAGCCGTTCCCCGAGAGGGAACCAGGTACTGAAGACATGTACAGCATGGAACCGAAGGAAGTCATCGAGCCGATGGCCGAGCCCGCGCCGCCGGGGTACGGTCCTGGACCAGAGCCGAACATCCCGCCGCCTCCGGAGGAGATGCCGGGCCCGCCGGTCGAGCCTGTGGGGATTCCCATCACCGAGGAGCCCCCACCGCCTCCTCCGGGCTTCGAAGACAAGCGGGACATGCCGGAGATGATCCCCGTCAAGTCGAGCAACCTGGAGGCTGTGGGGTACATTCCTGAGGAGGAGCTACTCTACATCATCTTCGCGGCGAAGCGCTCGACCCCGCGGACCCTCTACAGGTACAGCAACGTCTCCCAGTCGGAGTTCGATGACCTGCTCACCGCCGACTCCCAGGGAAAATACTTCCATCAATACATTCGGAACACGAAACCGTACACAGGTCCCATCGATCCGGGCGCGTACGGCCTTTAAAAATCCAAGACCGTCCTTGGTATACTGAGGCCTTCAGGAGGTCCTATGCGCAAAGGTCTTGG